GTCGAATACAAATTTGACATTACGCTCTTAATTTCATTCAGAGCATTCTGGGCTCCCGATTTCAACGTATTCCATATATTTCCCCAGTCAATCTTTGATAACTCCGAATATAGATTGCTCCCCACATTCTTTATATCATCAAAAACATTTTTAATGGAATTTTTTAATTTGCTCCATACATCTCCCCAATTAATTTCAGAGAGTGATTTGATGGCAGACGCTCCAAACTCCTTAATACTGTTCCAAACATCAAACGCTGTATTCTTAAGAGTGTCCCAAACTCCTCCCCAATCAACATTCTTAATATAATTGAAAAGTGATACCGCATAACCCTTTATGGTTTCGAAAGCGGTATTGGCTGTCGATTTCAAAATCTCAAAAACTTTATTCCAGTCGCCTTCGAATGCCGCTTTCAAAAGATTTTTAGTCTGTGGCACGAAACTTTTGTTCAAAAATTCTAAGAGGTCACGGACTGGCCCCTTAACACTCTTTCCAATTTCAATGCCCACATCCACAATATTATTTTTGAGACGTTTCCACTGGCCCGATATGGTGTTTGCCATCGTTTCTGCTTCTCTCGCCAACCCCTTCGAATCTGTCTCAACATATTTTAGAGCCTGTCTATAGACGTCCGCTCCTTCTCCTAACTTCAGTAATGCCTGATAACCATATGTTCCAAAAATTTGTTGGGCAAGCGCAGCCTTTTCCGTATCTCCCTGAATATTTTTAAAAGCTTGGCCCATCTCGACAAACGTTCCATATAAATCCGTATTAATTTTCTGACGGAGTTCGTCAGTCGATATACCCATAAGTCGGGCCATCTTTTCCATATTCTTTTGATAGTTGCCGAGTTGTGCTGACGCCTCCTCGAAACTTATGCCGTGTTCCTTCGCAAACTCTTTAATCTGTTTTTCCGTAACATTAAATGATTGAGTGAGTTGTAGAAGGCCGGATCGAATTTGGGTAGCCGCGTCTGCTCCATTCACTCCCAAACTGTTTAAAGTTGCTCCGAATGCTGCTGTCTTTGCCGCGCTTTCTCCAAAAGCTGCAGCAGTTCCACCAAAACTATTTACAAATTCGAGAATTTGGGGAGCGGTCGCATTCATCGAATTTTCGAGGGCATTGACTTGTGAACCAAATAGATCAAGTTGATCGACCGGCAACTTATAAACGTTGGAGATCGCAGCCATCATTGGTGCTACCGAATCTGCAGCCATATCAAAAGCGACAGACATATCCGATATGGTTTTTGTAAAATTCATGATTTCGGCAGTCGCTCCCTTTATATCACCTTTTGCAATTTTTTCAGCCCCGATACCTAGCGATCCAGCAGTTGCAGCAATTTTTTCCAGTTCCCTAACAGAGACTGGCCCACTCCTCGCTAACTCTCTTAAGGATTCGCCTAAGCCGTCTAATGCATTACCGGTCAGTCCAGTCGTCTTCGCAACTTCCGCCAAACCTTGTTCAAAATCTGCGAATGCTTTGATGCCACCGACAGTCGCGGCTCCCGCTGCTGCAAAGCCTGCTGTCGCTGCCTTTCCAACAGTCGCCAATACACTCCCAATTTTTCCCGAGAGTCCCTTTACATTACTCCCAAAACTTTTAAAACGAGATTCTGCTTGATCAATTCCCCTCAAAAATTCCGCAGAATCTAAAGAAATTTTGGCATATGCAGCAGCTACCTGTTCGCCAGGCATCTAACCACCTATAATTTCTTAAGACGTCTATTTTTGCGTTCAATAAATTCATTCATATCCATTCTATTCTTTTGGGTTCTCTCAACTTTCAAAAATTTATCGAACTGTGGGTAGTCTTTAGGCGAATGGAACCCTATGGTCATCAATACTCCCAAATTATACAATTTTTGATAATCATCTATGACGTTCTCATTTAATGACTTTATTTTTATGTTGATTTCGTGCGGCGTCAACTCATAAAAATCTTTGGGAGACAAATTCAATTTCCCAACACACATCTCAAAAACTTTTATCCAGTCCCATTCTTCCCCTTCTGCTTCTCCCTCTTCATAAAGTTTTTTGCATTCATTCCGTATGATAGCATGACCGCCTCAGCAATACTCTCATTAAATTTAGAGAGTTTTTCGCCATCGTCCAACTCTCCGCTACAAATATATTTATCCCGTAAATCACATACATCTTCAAATGTTAAATCTGGATGCTCCAAGATCAACCCTTTCCACAGCAAATAAACCTGAACTTCCGTAAGATTCAAATATCCCAATAAATCGAAGAGCGTAATTTTACCATCTACACCAAACAAAAATTTATTGGCAGTCTTCTCAACATCTATCTGAACTTTCGAAGGATAGCGCAGCCTATATTGCGCATTGTCAATCATAATTGGCACAAACATCTAATCACCTTTTTAAAATTATTATGTTGTTTAATTGGTTTATGGCAGACTTCTTAATATCGATCTTCCCAACTTTCTTCAACTTCTTAAGAACTTTGCCGATATACTGATCTGAGTATCCCATAATATTATTGATGTCGCTTTGGAAGAGATAACCTCCATTATCCTCCAATAACTTCAGAATTATCTCTTCATCCTGATTAAAAAGAGGATGATGCGGATTCAACGACTCCCTAAATATACTGTCATCGAGATTAAAAAGAGTGCGACGTAGAACATTCAAATCGCGTCTTAAATTTTCTTTGCGAGTCATACAAGACGCAGATATAATGGTCCATCTCCCTTCAAACCAATTGACTCTTTGATGACATCATCCGGCACAATCGAAATATCTTTAGACTCTATGAAGCAGTAGCCTTCCAATCGCACATCATTCGTCATCTTCAAATAGATGATAGCTATGAGAGGATTGGTGGCCAGATCCTTTAAATTTTGTAACTGTGGGAAATCCCCATTATCAATTACTACAAAAGTATCGATTGTTGCATTCCACTCGTCGACTGTCGGATACTGTATTTTTGCGGAATCCGTAAACTTTGTGATATCTACGAAATTTGATTTCCATGTACACTTAGTAACATTCGCAAAAATTATGTCCTGTACATTGCTGAAGTACTTTCCGGTGCTTACTCTGACCGAGTCTGTTGGACCGAGCGGCTCCTTCAAAATCAGACGACCGCCAGCATACTGAATCTCCGCAATATCCGAAGCAGGTATGGGATCCCAAGTACTTCCATTATACTTTTGGAATGTTGGGACGACGCTTCTATCTAAATATCTTTTAGCTGAATCTGTGATTTCGTAGACTGTATAATCGGGAACTCCTGGATACTCACCATTTACTACGTTCATTGCTTCATTTGTTAAGTCGGATGTTGTTCCGGCCGCATACTTTAACACGACGTCTATGCCCGTAATCGGACTGACCATATTATATCACCATAAAAATAAAAAGGTGGGTTTATGTGTAGGTCATTGCGCCAGCGGGCTGTATGCTGACCGAAGCCTTTATGACGTCATCTGCTCCTATTGAAATATCAATACTCTCAACATATCCACTTCCGCTATAATAATGCGTACCGGAACCGTCTAAAGTAACTTTGAAAGTCGAAGTTGACTTATTATTCTTGGCAGTTATAAGAGCGGTCTGACCCGCGTCAGTCAGATCGAGCGCCACTAGATCAAAACTCAGCGTCCAATCCTGAATTGTCGGGTATGACTTACGTGCAGTATCACTCAATGCCGTTATCTCAACCATCTTATTTTTATCAGACAGTCTCACATTCGTTACTCCTCCAATTTCCGTAGCCCCAATATATACTTTTGCAGTATATCCCGCAACTGGACTTACCATTTTATCACCTCTACATTATTAAAGTAAATTCCGTCATGAATACATGACTATCATTTTCGCTTTCCCAAGAATGGATCGCGCCATTCCAATTCACTCCTTCCACTCCCAAATTCCTCGAACTGTCTAATAAATCTATTATACTCTCAATCAGAGATTCTGCCGTTCTCAGATCTTTGTGCATCACCTGAATCTGTATAATTTTATAGCGAAGGTGGCCTTGCATTCCTTTGATTTGTCGCCCACCTCCTAAAAAAATTGCGATTTGTTCATTCAACCTTGGATCTATTCGATGAGCACGTATCGGCAAATCCGTAATCTTTGATATTTCGTTCGCAATATTTTCTATGAGTGTCATGATATACGTCTCTTAATATATTCTGGGAGTTTATTTAAATGCATTAAGACGCTATCGCGGATAAATCCCGCCTTTCCAACATTATGATGAAGACTGCGATCCAATTCTTGTCTTTTTATATATTTGGCGGCAGCACCACCGCCCCCCACATACACGCATTTCTCCTCATTACTCCTCTCAGTCGTCAACGAATTTCTCATTGTGCCCGTATCAACTGGACAATCAATTTTAGCCTGTGACAAAACGAGCGTTCTAGCCCATTCCTCAACTCCGTCTAAGGCCTTCATCGTCTTCTCATCCCCAAATTTCTTAAAATTTGATATGATTTTTACATACGCCATTTAAATACCCTTTAGAAGTGAAAAAATTATGCCGAGGATGATCATTATTGCGCTGAACGCTCCAATCAACCTATTCTGCCACTTTTCCAAATTATCTAGACGGAGTTCATGGTCCTCATACTTATTCAAAATTTTTGTGATGTAGCACTCAAGCGAATTGATCTTCTCTTCGAGTCTTGCTAAACTGGTTTCGACGGTATCGGCAACCATGATCTCACGTTTCTAATGGCTCGCCAGTCATAAACCTCAATATAATATTTATTACGCCTATTATCATGGCCTGCTCTTCTGGTGTAATCACAAATCCCGTATGCGATTGTATGACCATCACAAAAATTAAAAGCAGATTGACCCAAAACGTCTTCGACATATAAAATTTCTTTGTCATTATCTACCACCTACCCTAAGTACACTTCTTTTATTTCTATACTCGGATATTTTATTCCAGACGACTTCCGGATCAATTCCATGCATCTTTATATAATCTTCTCTACTATATTTAGCCCCATTTCCATCTACATACTGCGTTACACCACTCACTAAAGATATTTTTCCGGCTGGTATTTGAGCAATTTCGATTGGCAGCGGCATACACGCTAACCAATCCTCTCCTTCCACATTCTCATCTATTTCAGATAGTGCCCCGCAATTCGGGCAAACCACCACCCTTTTTACATCACCCATTTCACCACCTCATCAAACATAAACCTCATATTCGATTGTTGATCCGCCAACCCCCACAACCTCATTAATTTTTAGAATCGGTCTCTCTACTCCATCATCCAAAATAATCTTATCGAGTATTTTTAATGGGTATTTTGTTTGGATTAAAGTATCACTGATGATTTCGCGGCCCCTATCTGTTCCTCCCGCAATATGCACAACCCTATTATATTTTGAGTAACGGCACGGCACCCTTTCAACAACTTCATAAGTATCTCCATACAGTCCACTGTCTACAACCCTTTTCAAAGTCATATATTGACGGTATGGCGTAATCATAACTTCCTCAAATTCTCAGAAGAATTTCGGTGCATCTACATCTCGGATGTAGCGGCGGTCCATAAATCCCATTTCGAAACCGGCCATCAGGAAGCCGAGCCGTTGCGCCAGCCATCGATCTACATATTGTACACGTCCTCTTATCTTGCGTTACTAACCAACTTCTAACGTATTTGTCGGCAGAAATAATATTATTGCGGACGAGTTCAGCATTAAATTCTCTCATACCTTCGTTAACCGCCGTATGGCTTTCTGTGATAGCG